CAAATACAGATAAAAAATTGGCACCTAGTAAAAAGTTATTCTAATATGACACTAACTGATTATATTCAAATAGAAGAAATATTAGCAGAAGCAAATGCACATAATCTAAAACCAGAAGTTATAGATCTTGCTATTAAAATAGAGATGCTTCATAATTTTTCAAAAGTAGATGCACATCAACATGCATTTAACACCTTAATAGGGTAAACTTTCTTACTAATCCACATATAAATAATATGCTAGACGAAACTAAATTATTTGATTTTGTAAAGATAATGTTTACAAAACCAGACCAATACAACAATATAAAAAATCATTCAAAGAAACGACATCACTTTATGATCAATCGTTTCTTTGCTATTAAATATCCATCTAATGCTAATCTTTTTAATTTAAACGGTATTAATGGAGGAAATGTAGTAGAATCATGGGCTATGGTTGCTCAAAGATTCAAAGGTGTTCCACGTTGGTTTTATACTAAGACCAAAAAAGCACCAAAAAAACAGGTTGATAGATATACTCCTAACGATGCTTCAATTGAGATCTACCTGTCAAAAAATGAAATAGGTATGCGAGAATTCAATGATTTAAAATTGTATGCAAAAGAGGAACTATTTAATGATTTACAAAAAATTGAAGCGCAAATAGATGTTTACAGAAAATAAAGATGACTTTTCAGAAGTAGTAGATATTACACTTTATCGATATAATTCAATAGACACTAAAATATGGGGACTAATTTCTAGGGACTCTATGTGTAAAAGAATAAGCGATGATTCGTATTTAGTACAGGCTACAAAAATGCAACAATATATTACTAAGTTCTTTGCTAGAGAAATAAATAGATTTAAATCTGTGGGAGATGCATCTATACACAAAGAAGCAACTTCAATTTATTTTATATGGCAAATGTTACAAAATATGCCAAATTTATCATGGATCAAAGTTACTTTAAATAAAAATCTAAATTATAATAGAATTGTCAAGATTGATCAAATTAAAACAATTAAATATAATATTAAAACAATTAGAGGTAGTTTAAGATTATTTGAATTATTTGAATCGAGAGAATTAAATATTATAAATGAAGTTTTAGAAAGATGTAAGATGATGTCAAGTGATGAGATGTATAAAGTTTTTAAACTAAAACAGTTCATGACAGTGTTAGATATGTATTTATCAGATAATGAAGCAACAGAAACCTTTGGAATAATTAATGCAATAATTCATAAATTAGAACCTTATGAATCTGACGATCCTGAAATACTCTTAATAACAGATAGAAATTCAGATATATAATAAAAAACAAGACCACTGGTCCTTTTATTAATGGTAAATAATTTTACAGCAGATCAAATAGGTGACTCATTTGTCGCAAAGCTAATAGAACCATACGAAAATGTAGCGGGTATCAATTCATGGGATATTGTAGCAGGTGTAAGTACGCCAAATACTATAGGAACTTTAAGTATGACTGAAGGTAATCTTACTGTTACTGGACAAAACACCAACTTATTTTTAAATAGAGGTGATAAAATCATAGTAGGTAATACAACATTTGAAGTAGATACAATATATGACTCGAATACTTTTACAGTATTGGAAGTTCCTACCTTTACTGCAACAGGCTTAAAATTTTACTTACCATTAAATCCAAACAATTTTTTTAATTACGAATTTAAATGGTCACAAGAGCCATTAGATAGTGATGGAGGCGCAATGTCAGAATACGCGTTATTAAACACTGGCACATCACCTACGGATTTATTAGGATTAACGTTTGATTCTACTAAACCCCTATGGATTAGTGTTAGGTTTACAGTAAATAGATTATCTACGGCACATTCTTTATCTTTATTAAGTCTTACATTTAATTTAGAAACAGAAGCTGGAGAAATTATATCATGCCCTCAATATTGTACTGATTGTACTGATCCATCAGCAATGAATGGATGTGCTAATATATCTGTTACATGTGACGAAAACTTATTTGATCCATATTCTTTACAAAAACCAATTAATGTATATAAGCAAATATCTGATTTATCTACTGAGATGTTTGGCCATAAAGTAAAGTATTATAAAGTAGAGGCAGATAAAAGATCACGCGATGTTATATTAATGGAATATTCATTGTATAATGTTAAAGATAGTGGAGAATTTAAAATAATGGTACCAGATAATGAGATGCCATCTAATGAATTTAAATTTGATATTTATGGAATGGGATTTGAGGATTTTGAAATACACATAACAAAAACTCAATTTGAATCAGCATTTGGTCCAAATAAAAATCCAAGAATGAGGGATTACTTATATTTTCCTTTAATGAATAGAATGTATGAAGTTAGTTCTGTTGCATTTGCAGATGAATTTAACATGGAACATTCTTACTGGAGAGTAATGCTTAGAAAATATGAGGAAAGAACAAGCACTATTAATAATGATACAGTAATAGAGCAAGAAGTTAATGATTTAGTTACAGGATTAGATGAAGTCTTTGGAGAAGAGATACAAGACGAATTTACACAAGTTACTAAACCAGAACAATATCAAACCGTATTTACAGAAGTAGGTGATGGTATTAGAGAAAGAATTCATAACAACTTAACAATATTAGATACTGAGATTAGACAGAAGTGGACAATCATTAGTAAAAACACATATGATCTTAGTAGTATTAAAGACATAGGAATAGAAGCATTGGTTTATAAAAGAAAATCTAAACTTGCATCCAATGATAATTTAGCTATTACACTTTGGTTTCAACCTAATTTAAAAGAAGCTAATCCAAATGCAACATTAATAGATGGATATTTAAGTGGTAAAGGATTAAAGGTGTCAACAACATCTAATAGCTTGTCAGTTAAAATAAACGGAGATTCTCATTCATTTACATATGACAATGAAATTTTAAATGATGTATGGCATGGTGTAGTTATTAATGTAAATAATAAATACAGCAAACTTACAGCTAACGTATTCAAATTAGAACCTGGTAGTAACTTATTAAATAGTAATACAACACAAACAGGAATCACATCAGTATTAAATGATTCGAAAGATATTTCTGCTTATGATTGGAATTCATTAAAACAATGGTCTCTTATGCCAGGTCCAGCAAAATTAACAAACGTTAGATTATTTAATAGATCAATAGAAGCAGAACAAAGACTAAATGTATTACAACAATATATTGTTAGAGATAATAAATTCGCTCTAGTCATAGATAACGCAGTTCCATCAATTCAATTAAGAAGATATAATCAAAATAGATAATTTACTATAAATTTACTACAATGATTTGTTAGATATATAGATTATAATATAATAATATGAGTGAAGAAAAGAAAAAGAATATATCTGAACAAGCCGATCAAATAAGAAGGGAATTAGATGATTTGATAGGAGATACTAATGTATTAGATGTAGAAACAGATCCGACAGATCTGCCAATCAAACAACCAAGAACAGATTTAGCGCCACGTGTAAGTTATGAGGAATTGAAAGGTTCTGCTACAAAAAAAGCAGAAAAAACCATTACAGCACTCATGAAATTTTACTTAGACGCAGATATTATAGAAAGAGACGAATATATTCAAGCTAAGAAAAGAATGGATGAAATGACAATGTCATCTCTAATATATCAATTACAAGCTGGAGAAAGAGCATTGACTACACTTTTACAAACAATTGATGATGGTGAATTAGCACCTAGAATGTTTGAAGTTCTAGCGACACTGCAAAAATCAATGTTAGATATTATTAAATCACAGACAATGTATCTAATGGCTTCTGAAGAATCTACAAAAAGAATTGCACGTGATATTGAAATCTATAAAAAGAGAGATGACGTCAAAGAAATAGAAGAATCGGGAGGAGATAAAGAAAATAAGAATTTACAAAGAGGTACTAAAGATTTAATGGCTGCAATTCAAGCAGGTATAAAGAATACATCAGATGACGATATAGAAGATGTCGAAGAAACTACAGAAGATTAATGAGCGATTACGTAGGAGATAATAAATGGATTCCCAAAGAAGAAGGGGACGTTGCATCAGAAAAAATTGTTTGGTCTACTAAACAGGTAAATGATTTGATGATAGCAATGGATCAAGGTTTTAGACCTAAGGTTGCCATGCCATTTTATGAAGGTAAAAACTTTCTACGTAAAGGTAATATTGTATTTGAATATACTGATGAAGAAATTACTGAATTAGCTCGATGCGCTACAGATATTGTTTATTTTGCTGAAAAGTATGCAGTAGTAATGACAGATGAAGGAATTCAACAAGTAAAACTTAGAGAATATCAAAAAAGAATGCTTCGAAATTTCCAAGAAGAACGATTCAATATTGTATTAGCTTCTAGGCAAATGGGTAAAACTGTGACGGCATCTATATTTAATGCATGGTACTTAATATTTAATACAGATAAAAATACTCTTTTATTAGCCAACAAATCAGATTCAACTAAAGAGATTATTGATAAAGCAAAAGTAGTTGTAGAAAACGTACCATTCTTTATGAAACCAGGTATTGTTAAATATGATGTAATGAATGTTAAGTGTGATAACGGATGTAGATTGGTAGGACAAGCAACTACTGCAAAAGCAGGTATTGGTTTTACTATTCATAATTTATATCTTGATGAGTTTGCACATATTCATCCAACTATTGTAGATACCTTCTATGAAAATGTATATCCTACATTATCCGCATCAAAGGTTTCTAGAATTACTATCACGTCTACTCCAAATGGATTTAACAAATTTTATCAAATATATGCAGCTGCAGATAGAGGTGAAAATGAATACACCGCAATGCGAGTTGATTGGTGGGAACATCCAGACAGAGATGATGATTGGTATAATAGAGAGCTAGGAAACTTAGGTAGTATAGAAGCATTTAATAGACAATATGGAAATGAATTCGTTTCGTCTTCAAACCTTTTATTAGATCCAATAGATTTAAAGAAAATGCGTAAACGAATGAAGCAATATGTTTATCATGACCTAGAAGAGTTTGATGATATTAATATAGATGTTAGGGATGTTCTATTATGGAATCCTGACTTCGATATTGAATCAACTAAAGATGCTTCAAGGTTTTGGTTATTTTCGGTAGATATTGCTGAAGGAAATGGAGGTGATTATTCAGTGATAAATATATTTGAAGTTATTCCTATGAATAAAAAGGAAATTGAAAATTCACTTAATCCAGGTGCCATGTATGATTTCTTTAAAATAAATCAAGTAGCAATATTTAGATCTAATGAACACGTTATAGAAGATTTTGCAAAGGTCTTATATACTTTATCTACAGAGATATTTTATAACGAGAATGTAAAAATGATAGTAGAATACAACACATATGGTTCGGTATTGTTTCAATATCTAAGATCTGTGTTTCCACAAAGAAATGATTTTGATGATGAAATGATTGTAAAATTCAGACATCGACATGATTCTAAGACATTAAAACATGGAATAAAAATAAAATCAGATAATAAAGCAATATTTTGTCAGAATTTTGCAAAGTTATACAAGATAAATAGGATAAATATAACAGATGAAACAACAATAAATGAAGCTAGTCTATTTGGAGGTTTACCAAGAGGCGGTTACGGAGCTCAAATGGGAAATGATGATACTGTTATGACAGTTATTAGTTCTACTGAATTCTTTAACACTACAGATTATGCAGATTATATTGAAGAACTTCTGGATTTTATAGATCCAGACTTACATACTGAGATGGAAAGGGTGTTATATAAAGATAATATTTCTGATGGAGATTTACAATATGACATTTATGATTTAATATAAATAAATTTCGAAAGAAGAATAGATATATAATAAAAGTAAAAAAAATAAAAAAGAACAACTATGGCATTAAGTCCTCAATTATTACAGTTCAAAAGCTCAGGCGTATATCGCTTAGAGTTTGACAAATCACAGACGGTTAATATCCCTGCTGAAACTATTAGATTGGTTGTTGGTAGATCTAAAAAAGGTCCATACAACACACCAGTATTTATCGAAAACATTGAGCAATTCACTCAAGTGTTTGGAGGTATTGACAAATCTTTAGAAAAGAAAGGAATGTTCTTCCACAGATCATGTATCGAAACTCTTTCAAGAGGGCCGATTCTGGCATTAAACTTAACTATCGCTGACGCAGCTGATAGAATTGCATTGGTATCTCCAGCAACTAATTCTGGTTCTGAAGGTTTATCAGCAAAACCAGCTTCTGTTCAATACAGCGCTATTTTTGACACTGATAAATTTTGGGTTCCTTCTGATATCAAAACATTAGAAGCAGCAGGTAACACTGATGACGACTCAAACAACGCAATATCTTTCGCTAATATCAAGCAAGAGCCTATTTCAGTTATCGTAAGACAAGCTGCAAATACAGCAGGTTTTGAAATGACAGCAAGAGAATGGTATGGTGAAGGAAATGTTCCTGAAGGAATCGAAGATTTAGAATACGTATCTGACTACATGGTAGATGTATTTGTATTCAAAGGTAATTACGATGCACAAGTATTACAAAATGACCCAACATACGGAGCATTTTTTAATGAGCATGGATTATTAAGAGATCAATTAGCAAAATTCACTGCTTTGAGAGAAGTTAGTTTAGTAGCACAATACACTGGATCAGTTATTCCAGAATTTCAAGATCAAGAAGGTCGTCAATTATATATTGAGACTTTAATTAACTTGGAAGCAAGAAGAACAGGTTTATTCTGTGCTATCAACGAAGATGCTTTAGAAGCAATTGATTTCGTAGGTAAAGGTTTTGATATTTACCAAGATTATAAAGTACTATCACATAGAGTTGCACAAGATGCTACTCCTGATGCAATCACATTGCCAAAACAAATGGAAGTTGATGGTGATCAGTTAACTATTAGAAACGCTAACGCTTCTGATTTAAATGCTTTACAAATCACAACAGATGGTTTCTTAAGAGCTGCTTTAGAAGGAGAATTTACTCCAATTAAAACAATAAGCACATCTGGATCAGATATGGTTATAGAATGTGAAGGAGCTATTAAAGCATCAACATATGAAACGTTTGAAGCTGGAACAGAAGCTACATTCCACGCAGGACCAATTACAGTTGTAGATGGTGACATTATTATAGCATGTCCAGAAGTTGGAGCAGATGTTGCAGGTAAATTATTATCAGCAGGAAGCTTAACAGTTGGAAGTTTCTTATTAGGTGCAAATGGACTTGATTACGTAGGAATCGGTTCAGTTGAAGAATTACAACCACTTGGAGATATAAACGTAGTAAAAATTACTGCAGCAGGTGGAAACGCATTTAGTTCAACTTACGCAGCAGCAAGTGCAGATAAATTAACTGCATATTTAAGAGCTCAATCAGCTACAATAGAATATACTACTATCGAGCCTAACTCGAGAGCAGTTATGTTACCAACATTAGTTGATGATTATTCATTTACTCCACTAGGAGCTGGACAATTTAGATTATCCGCTACTTTAGCTAAAGATACATTTGATTGGTCAGAAGTTTCAGTAGGAATGTATATTCCAGCTGACGGAACTGAATTAGCAAGAATTAAAAGAATTATTAAGACTACTGAAGGTGGTTCTAATATTTATTCATTCGAATGTCACAGACCTGTATCTTTAAGACCAGAATATGCTCTTAAAAGATATGAAGAAAGTACAACTACTTATACAGTATTCCCATTAGCGGCTGCAACACAGAGCGCTAAAACAAAAGCTGAGTTATTAACTCAACTAAGACCAGGAAATGGATTATCAAACACATTAATTGACAAGGACGCAATTACTTTCAGATATGTTGTTGATACATTCGGATCATTGGAAAACAGTGGAATCCTTAATAAAGAAGAAATTACTCAACTTTGTAAAGAAAGACAAAATGCATCTGCAATTCTTAACGCACCAATGGTGAAAGAATTTAAAGGATCAACTAATCCTTCTTTTAAAGACGCTAATACTGGATCATTCGATACAAGATTAGTATCTACTGGTGGTAATTTAGAACTTAACCCTACTGCAGTGTATACATTACCAAGTATCAATGAAGGTGCAAACTTCGGTTTCTACTATGGTCCTGGTCTTAATGTATTAGAGAACGGTAAAACAAAGGTGATTCCACCAGCGGCTTACGTATCTAATAACTACATTGACAAATACTTAAACGCATTACCATGGTCTATAATTGCAGGACCAAGAAGAGGTGTTGTAGGTGGTACAGGTGTACAAGGTTTAGAATTCGCATTTGATAAAAATGATAGAGATTACTTAGAGCCATTTGGAATTAACCCAATCGTATTCGAAAGAGGAGTTGGTTTAACTATCAAAGGTAATAAAACTGCACAACAATCAGTTCAATCAGCATTATCTTCAGCTCACGTGAGAGAAGCAATGATCTATATTGAAGATGGTTTAGCAGAAATCTTGAAAAACTATTTATTCGAGTTTAACAACGCGCAAACAAGATTAGAGATTAAAACTTTAGCAGATTCATTTATGGAATCAGTTAAAAAAGACGGAGGTGTATACGACTATAGAAACGTTATGGACGGAACAAACAACACTAACGAGGTAATCGATAATAACATGGGTATTTTAGATACATTTGTTGAGCCAGTTAAAGGACTTGAAATCTTAGTATCGAGAGTAACTATCTTGAACACAGGAGAAATCGCAACTGGAAACTTTGCATAACAAAATTAGATATATAAAATAAACACATACAAATTATGGCTTTACCACATTATTCAGAAGATCAAACAAGCAAGAAAGGTAAGAATTTCGAACCAGTACAGGCTAACCTATTTGAGGTAACTATTTTACCTCCTGACGGTGTCGCTGGACAAGAGATGTTATTACAACATGTAAACACTATTTCTGGTCTTGCAGCATTACATAAAGATATTGCTCCAGTTGAACAGAAGTACAAATTTGCTACTAGATCTTATGCTGGTATGATTGATAGTACTTCATTAGATATAACTGTAAACTTTTCATTGAACTTAAATGATTCTAACCAAGCGTACTTATACAAAACATTACGTCAATGGTACAGAGCACAATACAACCCAGAAACTGGTGAAATGGGCTTGAAAAAGAATTACGTAGGAACAATCGTAATCGTACAATTCAACAGAGAAGGTGATATTTTTAGAAAAGTAACACTTGATGACTGTTTCATCATATCTGGTCTTGGATTTACAGAAGCATTAGATTATTCATCTGCAGAAGTACAAACATTAGAGATCCAGTGGAGATCTGATGTATATGCAGAAGAAGTAAACTAATTATTAATTAATTACAAATAAGAAGGTGTATAATTACATCTTCTTATTTTTTGCAAGATAAATATAATATATTATTAACATATCAAATTATTATGAATAACCACAAATTAACAAAAAAACTACAAGTTCTCTTAACGGAGGACGAGGTTTCTTCGGTTAATCGATGCATTTTAAACGATGCAATAGATACTGAAACGAGGCCAGTTTCTGTTAGTGCATGGATAAGAGACTTAATAAAAAAAGAACTAAGTCTACAATCTATTGACCAACAGTCGTTTATTAAAAATAAAGTAAAAAATTTAAATAAGTAAATAACATGAGTAAAGAAAACCAAAACAAAAAAGAAGAAGCTGCAAAAAAAATGCTGGAAGCCAGAGATAGTATCAATGAGCCAGTACAAGACAACTCAGTAGAAGATGTTTCTGTTGAAATGTTAGATGCAGTCGAGTCCAAAGGACTTGGTAAAGTAAACATGGACCAATTCGGACAAGCTAGACCAGATAAAACTTCGGATCAATTCCTAGGTTGGATGGTTTTAGATCAGTCGGAATTACCATCTAATGGTAAATTTTATCCAAACGGATGTGTTATTAAAATTAGATCAGCGAGAGCTGCTGAGATTAGACACTTCTCAACTATGGATGAAGAGAACTATATTGATATGGAAGAAAAACTAAACCATATTGTAGAGATGTGTACTCAGAT